ATACATGGCGCGGTCCAGCTTCATCATGCCCATGTATGTCTGCATCTGGGCGTAGTGTTGGGGCTTCTCGGCCTGGACGCCCTTAGCCTTTACGGCAGTGAATGCCTTGTCGTTGGCGGTCTTGATCTCTAGTATAGCCCAAGTCTTCGGCCCTTCAGGAAAGCCAAGGCCAACACCGTCAACGCTACCGCCAAAGTGGCCGGTATCATCGCGGCAGCTAATTTGCTTGCCGTCTTGGTCGGTGTGTAGATCGACCCCAATGGATCGTAATTCTTCATAGACACGCGCCTCCTCGCGCTTGCCGGTATTGAACAGCCGAAGGACGCGCCCCCCAAACTGGGGGGACGCAGCCCAACGGAATGTAAGCCAGAGATAACGATCACAGTGATGCCCGATCAATGACGCGCCCAGATGCTCGCGATGATCTTCCTTCTGGCTTTCATACCATTCGTAGATCTTGCGGGCCGTGGTGTGCATGGAGTCGGGCAGCGGGGGCATTATATTTTGTCTCCCGCTAGGACGTGCGCAATAATCCCTAACGATTTTGGGATGCACATATGTTCGTCCGTCATGTCCATAGAGTCTGCAATGCGCTTCATGCTGATGGCAATAGAACGCAATGAAACGCTGTCATGCTGATTTATCGACAGTGGGCTTTCGTCTAAAAGCAGGTCTTCGAACAAATGATTGTCTGAAAATTGTTCTATATTTTTCATCACTTACGCTCCCACGGCTTCTTGCCGGAAGTCATGGCAGGGCGGGGGGCCTTGGCGACTGACGTATAGCCCATGACCTTGTTACGGGTCGGCTCACGGCGGTCGATGTCCAGAGACAGCACGAACGGAACATCATGCAACTGCTCGCTGCTTTCCAGCTTCTCAATGTTGCAAGCCGCCTTGATGCCGTTCAACTGCGAACGGGCAATCTCCTCAGCCACCTTGCTGGCGTTCACCACATTCAAGCGTTCCCAGATGCGGCGACCAGAGTGAGCGCCGTCGATGATCTGGATGGTAAGCTCCAGGTACTCGCCGGTTCCGGCCTTGGTGGCCTTCATCTGGCTGTCAGTAATCATGGCATTGTAGTCACCGGGCGGCAGCGGTTCAAAGCTGGTGCGCTTGGGGGCTTCGTAGGTCGATACGTCAAAGTCAAATACAGGCATGGGTTTGTTCCTTTGGGTTAGCTGATGGCTTCGGCAAATGCGTCCCACGACAACGGGATGCTTTCAGGCATATTATAGCGGTTCTTCGCCATGTAAGCGGGGCGCTCGCTCGTAAACAACAACCGCTCGCCCGTCGAGATGCCGCGATTGTTGGTTTGGTTAAAGCCCACATCGTCCTTCTTCACGATGGTCTTATAGTTGGCGAACAGGACAGCATCAGCCCACTCACGAACCACAGCGTTGCTGCGTTCCTGTAACTTGGGCTGGTAGCGGTCATAAGGTTCGACTTCAGGGCTGTCAAAGCGTTTAATCGTTGTGTGCGCGATCAAGATGACCGCCATGCCTTTGTCATTACGCAGGGCATTGAGGCCGTCGAGGATTTCACGCCACTTCTCGGCAGCGATAAGGCTTCCCTTACCATAGGCCAAATCCTTGGCGTCGTACTTCTGCTCGATCTCGCGCTGGATGATAGCTTCAAGCCAGTCCAGGCTGTCAATGATAACAGTCTCGAAGGCGTTGTTTTCTTTGTACAGCGTGGAAATGGCGTCCATCACATCTTGGGAAGATGTCGCCAGCGGAAAGTGATCGACCTTGAGCGAGCCTAGCCCGTCCTCAGTCAAGATATAGATGGGGTTAGGCGAACCGGCACCAAATGTTGACTTGCCGATACCTTCCACGCCGTACACCATGATGCGCGGCGCGGCCATTGCGTCGTTCTTACGGATACTCTTCAGGTCAAATGCCATTATTCTGTTTCCTCAATGGTTACGCTGGTTTTCATGGGCTTGGTGGTGATGGCTTCGGCTATGTACTTCCATAGAGCGGGCTGCTTGGCCTTGAGCAGTTTCAAAACTGCCTCATCTAGCTTGGGTTCCAGCTTGATAGGCTGGATTTCCCAGTCTTCTGTCAGCTTTGCAAGCTTCTCCAGGTCAGCCTTGTATGACAGCTTGCCTATAGTTTTGAGCTTATAGCCGCTCGCCAGCGTTCGGCTGGACGAGCCTTCCTCCTTGGCGGGGAACAAGGCCAATATCTTGTCTTCTATTCGCAAGCGTTCTGCATTAGCTTCCCGCTCCGCGTCCTTGGCGACAAGCCAACGTTCGGCCAGATGCTGCAGTTCTGCTTCTGTGTTTGATGTCATGGTGGTTTCCAAATCAGTCGCGCTATGCGTAGCACCCCTTTTGCGGAAACTACAATATGTTTATTTTACAAAATGTCTATTGCGCACTGTTCACAGCCGTGCATATTAAGCGAATCACTACTTAAAGGGATTTTTTATGTCACACATTAAAGGGCGGTGCGAACCAGCCTACTCCATCGTTCGCCGCCTCGGCGGCGTTACAGCCACAGCAAAAATCCTCAACGTCGCCCCAAGCTCAGTCAGCCGCTGGTTAATCCCAGAAGGCACAGCCGGTAAAATCCCCCAGACCCATTGGAAAGCCCTGATAGCCAACGCCAAGAAGCGCAAGATCAAGCTCAGCCTTAAAGACCTTTTCGGCGTTTAAACAGAGGCAATCATGCGTAATTCAGAGTTCCTGTCTGCCATCTATGGCAGATTGCGGGACGACTATGGTTGGACGACTTCCTTTGCCAGCGACCCCAGTAACGCGCCCCCTAGTGTATGGGCTGGCACTTCCTGGGCAGGGACGGAATCACAAAAGGTCGTCATCAATAAGCGTGGCGAGGATAATAACTATTTCTGTGTCTCCGTCATGTTGCCAAAGGGCGGGCAGAAGCGCCGGTCAAAGGATAACTTTGGCCGCCTAGCCGTCCTGCTGGCCGACGATGCGGACCTGAAGGCTTTAAACGGGGCCTCTAGCTACGCCTTGGAGACTAGCCCCGGCAAGTTCCAAATCGGCATTCTGCTTGACGCCCATGACGAGGACACGAAGAACCAGCCCCTCATTGACGCCGTGCTGCACGCCATGGCGGCGGATGGTCTGATTGCCGCCGATCCGTCTGGCAACAACCCCGTGCGGTATGCCCGTCTGCCGGTAGGCACCAATACCAAGAAGCGCGAAACCGGCCTGTGGTCAACCCGGCTGCTGTTCTGCAACCTAGACGAAGTTTACAGCCTAGCCGATGCCGTCGCCACATTCGGCCTTGACCTTGACTCGATTAAACGCGGCCTGTCTGCCCCCAAGCCAAAGCCAGAAGGGACCGGCGATGCCGTCGATCTGTTCAAGGCGATCATCAACCCCAACCTGGAGGAGCGATCATATCACGACCCGCTCATGAAGCTATCGGCCAGCTTGGTCGCCAGCGGCCTGAAGGTAGGCGCTACCGTCAATGTCCTGCGCTCCATCATGTTGGCGTCTAAGCCAGAGCAAGAAGGCCCAGACCTTGACCGTTGGCGCGATAGGTTTGGCGATGAGCTTGTTCGCATGGTTCAAGGGGCGGAAAAGTACACGCCAAAGCCTGAGGAAAAGCTAAACGTCTCTGGGTACTGGAAGACCGTCCCGCAGCTTGGCGAAAGCACCAAGAATATCAAGTGGTTGGTCAAGAACCTGATCCCCGCTGACAGCATGGGCATGATCTTCGGCGCGTCCGGTACGTTTAAATCGTTCCTCGCCCTAGACCTGTGCCTGTCTGTAGCCAATGGCAAAGCCTGGACGAACCGCAAGACAGACTTTGGGGCCGTGGGATACATGGCCGCAGAAGGCGGCGCGGGCATCTACAAGCGCATTGTAGCTTGGCAGGACGGTATCCCGCCGCCCGATAACTTCCATGTCTGCACCGTGCCCCTGCTGCTGTCAGCCAAAGACGAAGTGGCCGCGCTGCGCGCCTCCATCATTGCCCTGCCGGAAATCCCTAAGCTGATCGTTATCGATACCCTGTCCCAGACGTTTGCCGGTGACGAGAACAGCTCTAGCGACATCGCCAGCTATCTTCGCATGATAAACAGCGAGATCCGCGAGCCTTTCGGTGCCACCGTCCTCGTGATCCATCACAGCGGCCATAGCGC